AGACAGTCTGCAAACGCATAGTAACGATAGCAGTATAAACGACGTGGCTGATTTTCTAGTGTAGACTGATCCATATAAACTCCCGTTCTGAACAGTGAAATAGCACACAGAATTCCTCTACAGTGACAGCCCATATGCCTAGGATTTGGGCACGACTCTGTATGAGTTCTAGATGGTGAAGATCACAGCATATGGAATACATTGAATATTTAAGTAAATATCAGATGTTAAAGATCCTTATAGCCCTGTTAGCAGTGATCCTTACTGTGGGTCTAGGTGTGCTGATGATCTTAGCACAGCATTGGATCATATTTAGAAACGATGAATAACAGGCATGCGGGCCGCTAGAGAGATAAGACAATGACTACATGGATATTGGTATTTTGGTTGCAGTTCCCCCAAAACTACACTGAGTACACTGAGTACACTACAGAGCGTCTGTGTAGAGAGTCACAGCACAAGTGGCAGCAGAGACTACAGATAGTGGGATCTAAACTGCAGGCAGAGTGTAGGGAGCGAAGACTATGAAATGGCTGATATTTGGGATATACTGGATCTCTCTAGTGTACACAATGCGACAGGGTGATCTATGGATGTGGATCATATTGATGCCTTCATTCTTACTATTGTACTCGTGGGCTGAAGAACAGGATGACTATACAGGCCCCGCTGCACGTGATTGACTGTGTGCGTATATGCACGTAAATGCTCAGTAAGTGTGATTTACTGACCCCCTGAATGCGTATAGAGGTCTACAGTAGGGGGTGGTGGTGCAGAAAAGTAGCAAAAAGTGTGATAAAGTGTGGAATTGTGTGACCATTTGAGCATAGCCTCTCATACCACCGGTCGGGGATTCTACTCTACTATAAGATTCACAGTGTCAGACCACGTTTTCCCATCATAATCCAGGTTTCTCAAGCTAGACCTCAGCGTCTCTGACCGTAAAAACCCAGAGTATACGGTGGCCCCGCTGCGGGGGATTCTTATATATACTGTATACGGGAGCGCGATCGTGACAGAACTGTGGGCTACACTGCATACACACTGGCGAGACTCTGTGTGTTACTATACAGTCACAGATCATCAAGGCAGCATCTGTGTGATCACTGGCAGCTACAGAGTGGCTCAGCGATATCTTGTTCTCTGCGCAGAAGGTTTGACCAGTGCTCAGATACTGCAACTAGATCACTATATGGCCAAGGCCCCGCTGCGCAATAAACAAAAATAACCCAATTTGATCAGTCAGAGTTGACAGCTGCTGGGATCTGCCTTATAATATACACATATGCTTAAGAAAAGACTACTAAGCAAGGATCGATGGACTATGACACTACCAGATGAACGCTATCGTGCTGTACTAGCTGCGGAACGGCTGCTGCGGGATCTCTGTGATTCCAGCTCTACGCCAAGGGTTCCTAGAGCTGTACGGGATCGAGCTCGATCAGTGCTGCGTCATTATCCTTCAAAGTGGGACATGGATCGTGCAGCTACTGTAGCTGATCACGTGTTTGAAACCCGAGATCCCGTGGATGATCTGCAGGAATTCTTGATCAAAGGTATAGAGCAGCAGCAGCGATAAACAGTTACGGGGCCTCTAGCTCATGTTGGTTAGAGCAGCGGACTCATAATCCGTTGGTGCCGTGTTCGACTCACGGGGGGCCCACCAATCACGCCTTAGCTCAGTTGGATAGAGCAACAGCCTTCTAAGCTGTGGGTCAGGGGTTCGAATCCCTTAGGCGTGGCCAGATACAGCAGCACAGCAGCCCGGATGGTGAAATAGGTAGACACAAGAGACTTAAAATCTCTCGCTGGCAACAGCGTGCCGGTTCGATTCCGGCTCCGGGCACCACTCACAGCAGCAGCTGGAGCAGCGAATACCAAAGTAAATTTACAGTACAGCAGCAACTCCAGGGCGATCACAGCAGCACACAGCAGCACACAGCAGCAGCCCCTGAGCCAGCATGTCGCGATCCAGCTCGGGGTCGCGAATGGTTAGTAAGCACTGACTGACTGGCAGCAAAGGAGAGTGCCGCTGCAGGGGCCAATCTGTGGCATTTTGGCAACATTTTGGCTGCGATCATTTTGGTTGACAGGTCTGCTCTGGGGTGCTATACTATATGCATAGTGAAGGAGCGAACAGTGAGAGCAAAAAGATCAGATCGTAATCATATCATCTACCAGATCGTAGGACCCCAGGGCATCTACGTGGGTGTCACAGCCAAGACTGAAACTACTGTACTGAAGTCAGTTCACTTCTATCGCGCCCAACGTGAAACCAAAGCTTGGGCACTGTGCGATCTGCTTCGTGGCTATGCCAGCAAGGATGATATCGAAGTAAGAGTCATGGAGATCGTCAGGGGCAAGCAGGCAGCACATGCTCGTGAACGTGAATTGATCCGTGAATTGAACCCTGTGTACAACACTGACAAGAGAGGTGTATGATGTGGTACGTATACGATAAGAGATCATCTGCTGTGGTCAAAAGCTACAAGACCCACCCGGCTGCGCAGGCAGCTATCACCCGGGCCCATAAGAAGTATGTCAGGGCCTTTCCCTACGTGCCGGGCAGCAATGCTCATGAAGATGATCCCCTGTTCTGGATGGCCGCAGCGGATTCACAGTACTATCACATGTTCATCGAGCAGAGGAAGATCGTGCGCAATCTTATGTCGGGCAAAGAGGTAGAGATCTCTGTGAACACTCCTAGAAGCTGTGATCCTTCATCGGAACTGTACTGGTCGATGTAGGTTGACAGCACACTCAAAAGAGCATATACTGTAGGCTAAGTTAACAACAAGGAGCGCGAAATGGGTACACGATCACTAGTGGGTGTCATGCACGGCACAGTCTGCAAGAGCGTCTACTGCCACTACGATGGCTATCTCAGCTACACAGGCGAGATCCTCAACAAGCACTACGACAGCAGCAAAGCCAACGCTCTGGTCGCACGTGGGGACAATTCGGGCATCAAAGAGACCCTGGAAGAAATGAACTTCTACGAAGATCGTGAAGCTCAGGGCGAGGATGTGGAAAAGTTTGTTAACAGCACACCTTGGCAAGTGGCACACACATTCGATGAGTTCCTAGATCAGGTCTCGGGCTGTGGTGCTGAGTACTACTATGTCATGCGTGACGGTGTGTGGTACGTGGGTGCCGTGTATGATGTTTCGGGATTGATCAAAGGCGGACTAGTGCCCTTGTCTGAAGCACTGGCCCAAAACACCATAGAGAACCTGCTGGCAGAAGAGGGATAACCCTTCAAGTTGTAGGGTTATTACTGTTAGGGGTTGACAACAGCCCCTAATGGTAATATACTAGAGGCTGTGTTAAACAAATAGGAGCGAACGCAATGTATATCACTTTTACTGAAGGTTGGTACAATATCAAGGGTCAGCCCACTAATGTCAGTGGACTCACTTTCAAGCTTGTCGAGGACTACAAAGTAGCCAAGACCGGCGAAGGCTATGTCACTGTAGAAGGTGGCGGACAGCCGGGCTTCCCAGATCGCTCAATCCGCATCAAGTGCCGTCAGGGTGACTACAATGTCGCAGGCTCTGCTAAACCCATCCCACAAGGAGTAACTATGCTTCAAGCACTGAAGAAGACCGCTAAGGGTGCCGAAGTCACCGACTTTACCCAGATCAAGGTCTCTGACGAGGCTGTAGCACACGAAAGTGACGAAGAGATCATCGAGCGTACCCGTCTGCGCTTTGATATCCTCAAGGATATGACCAAAGCAGTCAAGCAAGGCGATGTCCGTGCTATGATCGTCACTGGCCCTCCAGGTGTGGGCAAATCGTTTGGTGTTGAAGAAGTACTGAGCAAAGACGATCTGTTTGACGTTATGGGTCAACGCAAGCCCAAGTACGAGATCGTCAAAGGTGCTATGAGTGCCATTGGTCTGTACTCAAAGCTCTACAAGTTCTCAGATGCTAAGAACATCCTTGTGTTCGATGACTGTGACTCAATCCTTTTGGACGACATTAGCTTGAACATCCTTAAGGCCGCGCTGGATTCGTCCAAGAAGCGTACTATCTCGTGGAACACTGACAGCCGTATCCTACGTAGCGAGGGTATCCCTGACAAGTTTGAGTTCAAGGGTGGTGCTATCTTTATCACTAACCTGAAGTTTGAGAATGTGCGCTCTAAGAAACTGCAAGAGCACTTGGCGGCTCTAGAGTCACGCTGTCACTATATCGATCTGCGTATGGACACAGATCGCGAGAAGGTCTTGCGTATCGAGCAGATCGTCAAGGACGGTATGTTGGATAGCTACGAGTTGGAGCAGGTCGCTAAGGACGAAGTCGTAGACTTCATCAAAGACAATCGTGCTACTATGCGTGAACTGAGCCTGCGCACTGTGCTCAAAGTAGCAGATCTGCGCAAGAGCTTCCCAACTAACTGGCAGAACATGGCCAAGGTCACTGTTATGAAGGGTGCCTACTAATGGTAGACATTCTGATCCGTGACTGCCAATACGTTGGCCCGGAGCAGGACCCCCGACGGGGTTCGCTCCACTACTGTGGTGCTCCTGTGCTCGCAGGCAAGAGCTACTGTGGTGATCACTATTGGGTGATCTATAAACGAGGCACTGCCCTGGCCGGGAAGAAGAAAGAAAAGGCCATCGATGCCGAGATCGCTGATCTCAAACGTCAGCAAGAGATAGACGAACTGGAGGAACAAAATGGGTGATCTTATTAAACTGATCGTGTACGCTGTGTTGATCACAGCACTGCTGGCCGCCGGACCTTTGCTGGTCATATGGAGTTTGAATACTCTGTTCCCCGTGCTGGCTATACCCTACACGATCGCTACCTGGTTTGCCACTTTGATTTTGGGTGTAGCATTGAATCCTACGGCCCGGATAAAGAAGGATTAAATTGGCGAAATGCGGGATTGCATTTCAGAATGGGATCCTGTAATATATGTGAACGCTGAAGAAAAAGTAATCAGCTATATTAACTTAAAGGAAACAAAGAAATGAAGATGATTTCAAAAGAGACCAAGACTTTCAAAGTCTTCAACGCACTGATGAACGGTGACAAGTTGACTGCTAGCCAAGCAGAGAAGCGTTTTGGCGTGAAGAACCTCGCTGCTGAAGCCAGCCGCATCCGTCAGAATGGTTATGCTGTTTACAGCAAGACTCGTACAGCTAACAACGGTGTTACCGTTACAGAGTACGAGTTGGGCAAGCCAAGCCGTGAAATCGTTGCACTGGGCTACAAGGCCAAGGCAATGGGCTTGACTTTAGAGACTATCTAAAGAGTTTTTCAAAGACCAAGCCGATTCGCTCCCGGGGCGGTACTTTGGGGTGTGGCAAAAATGCCACACCTTTTCTCTTGACCGGCACTCCTCAAATGTTGCAAAAAAGCAACAGAAATATTGGTTGACAGACAGCCCAAACTGCCATACAATAGACACAGTTAAATAGCAAAGAGGAGCGAACCCATGCAATTCACAGCTGACCAAGTTTGGGCCCTAGCGGTAGCCGCAGACCGTATCAACGGCAGCTACCTCAAAGAGGACCAATGGGAAGAGCAGAATGGCTCAATGGTGAAGACCAAAGAGGCCAACAAGCTCATGGTCAAGCGTTGGTTGCGTGAAGGGACCTTTCCTGTCACAGAGCAGGACACAGAAGAAGGCCGCCGGGTTCGTCAATATTTCAACACCTTCATCATGCGAGAGCTAGCGGGCAAGCTCAATGACTTTGAGCGCCAGGCACTCAAGCTGGCCCAAAAGCAAGAGTTCACAGGCCGTGATCTCTACGACTTTGCTGTGATATCATGCTTGCCCTCTGTGGCTCGTCGTGATCTACAGCGTCAAGAGATCAAGCGGGAGATCTATCAGAGCGAGCAACTGGTAGGTTCTGTGGGCCAAACTATCGTGAGTGACTTCACCGTGATCAACTGCTGGTTCAACCAGAACTACTCCAAATGGCGTGTCCAGGGTCGTATGGGCGAAGCTTTCGTGGACTTCTGGTTCTCGAAGGAGCTAGTTGGGGAGCTGAAGATCAAGGGCAAGATCAAAGCCGTTCGTGGCGATAAAACAACACAGCTCAACTATGTTAAGATCATCGGTTGACAGTATCTGAGAGCGGTGTTATACTAATGACACTGAGAGAGTAGTTAGTTTAATCATTTTTTAAAGCGAGGTCTATATGAGCAAAGCACAAGACGTTTCCGTCCGTCAAGTTGGTCCCAAGCGAGCCAAGCGGGCTATCAACAAGGCGATCCAAAAGCGCCGTCCCGTATTCCTGTGGGGCCCTCCAGGTATCGGTAAGTCCGATATCGTCAAGCAGATCGGTGAGGATGCCGGTCGTGAAGTGATCGATATCCGTCTGCCACTTTGGGAACCTACAGACATCAAGGGTATCCCTTACTTCGATTCCACTGCCAACACTATGGTGTGGGCGCCTCCTGCAGAACTTCCTAGCGATCCAGATAGCAAGGCTATCATCTTCTTGGACGAGCTCAACTCCGCTCCTCCGGCAGTTCAGGCCGCGGCCTATCAGTTGGTGCTGAATCGTCGTGTCGGTCAGTATAAACTGCCTGCAGGTGTAGACATCGTTGCCGCTGGTAACCGTGACGGCGACAAGGGTGTTACCTATCGTATGCCTGCTCCGCTGGCTAACCGCTTCCTGCACTTGGAGATGAAGGTAGACTTCGACGACTACCAAGAGTGGGCTACTGCCAACAAGATCCACCCTGAGGTCGTTGGTTATGTGTCGTTCGCCAAGCAGGACCTCTATGACTTTGATCCTAAGGGTTCCTCTAAGTCGTTCGCAACTCCGCGTTCTTGGTCTTTCGTCAGCGATCTGCTCACAGATGACGACACTGACACTGACACGCTGACTGATTTGGTTAGCGGTGCTATCGGTGACGGCTTGGCTGTGAAGTTTATGGCTCACCGTAAGATCGCAGGTCGCTTGCCTAAGGCAGAAGAGATCCTTAAGGGCAAGGTCAAGGACCTGCAGATCAAAGAGATCTCTGCGATGTATTCGTTGACGGTGAGCCTCTGCTACGAGCTCAAGGAGCAGGCAGAGAAGAAGGCCAAGGATTGGGACGATCAAGCGGATTACTTCTTCCGCTATATGATGGATAACTTCCCGACTGAGATCGTCGTTATGGGTGCTAAGACTGCTCTCAGCAACTACAACTTGCCGTTGGATGCTACGAAGATGAAGAGCTTCGACGAGTTCCACAAGCGGTTCGGTAAGTATGTTTTGTCAGCAATGGAGAATTAAGACCTCGCCCATTGCTAGGGCTACGGGCTTCTCAGGGCTCGTAGCCCACCTTTTTTGGTTGACAAGGGTGCCAGATGGTGCTACAATAGATACATACAGTTAGGAGAGCGAACAATGGACCCAATCATCGATAAACTTACAACTGCCCGAGTAGGACTGCTACTTAAGGCTCCTTTCTTTGGTAATATGGCTACCCGTATGAAGCTCATTGATGCTTCCGACTGGTGCCCTACTGCCGCTACTAATGGCCGGGACTTCTTCTACAATAAGAAGTTCGTTGAGAAGCTCACGGTCAAGAAACTAGAGTTCCTGTTTGGACACGAGATCTGTCACGCTGTCTTTGACCACTTTGGTCGTGTAGGCTCACGAGATCGCCAGCTGTCTAACATCGCACAGGACTATGCTGTAAACCAGATCCTCGTAGATGAGCGTATTGGTGACAAGATCACCGAAGTTAAGATCTGCTATGATCCACAATACCGTGGTATGGCCTGGGAAGAGATCTACGACATCCTGTACGAAAAGGCAGAGAAGATCCCTATGGATCAATTGCTTAAGGAATTAGGCGATGTCTTAGACGAGCACATCAAAGAAGGTGATGGTCAAGATGGTGAGGAAGGCAAAGGCAATCGTCCAGGCCTCAGCAAGGAAGATGCACAGAAGATCAAGGACGAGATCAAAGAAGCAATGATCCAGAGTGCCGCGGCCGCTGGTGCAGGCAAGACTCCTGCAGGTATTATGCGTATGATCAAGACCCTCACTGAGCCTAAGATGAACTGGCGTGAGATCATTCGTCAGCAGATCCAGAGCATTGTTCGCAATGACTACTCCTTCCAGCGTCCTAATCGTAAGAGCCAGCACACGGGTGCCGTGCTTCCTGGTATGATCCCGGACACTACTATTGACGTGGCTATCGCATTAGATATGTCAGGCAGTATTGGACAAGAGGATGCAACTGTATTCCTTTCAGAAGTCAAAGGTATTATGGACCAGTACGAGGACTTCAACATCCAATTGTGGTGCTTCGACACTGACGTTTACAATCACGTCAAGATCGGACACGACAACTCCGATGATCTGTTGAGCTACGAGCCTCAGGGTGGTGGCGGTACTTCATTCGAAGTCAACTGGGAGTTTATGCGTGACAACGATATCCAGCCCAAGAAGTTCATTATGTTCACAGACGGCTACCCCTGCGGTACCTGGGGTGAAGAGGACTACTGCGATACCTTGTTCATCGTCAAAGGCAACACATCTGCAGAATCACCTTTTGGACAGACTGTTATCTACGAAAAGGATATCTAATGAGCCCTACCACACCTAGGTTTCCCGACGATCCTATGGACTATGATCTGCCTCCACACACAGATTGTGGAGTGCCAGCGGGTGTGGCTTTTTAGCCACAGACCCCGCTGCTACGTGTGTGCGTAGTTGACAGCAGAACATTTTGGCCTTATACTATAGGCTAGACAGTTAAGAAAGGAGCGGCAAATGGAACTACTATTAGCGTTCATCGCAGGTGCTGTTGTGATGGACTTTATGTGGGCCTGGCGTATGGGCATCCCCCAAATGCTTTGGTACCGATTCAAGCATCGTAATGATCCCAAACCTAACTATCGCGAATGGAGTGAAGACTGATGAAGATCCTATTAGCATTTCTCGCTGGTATGTTTGTAGCAACTGTGGGCATCTCTGGTGTGGCCTCAGCTGTTGATAAGGCTGTGGGCAAGACCCAAGAAGTAATGAAGGAGACCGTGAAGTGAACTGCTCCCCCGTACTAACTGCAGACGAGTTCAAGACCGTACACAATACTCTCTGCGAGCTGCGTTCAGTGCAGCAGCAACTCACAGGGGTGATCAGCGATTCCCTAGCGGATCGTCTGCAGCTCGTTGTTAAGGGTTTTGAACAAGGTCTCAAGGGTGCCTACGAACAGGATGATCGTGCATTTGACGAACTCAGCGATCATTATGAAGCTGTGCGTCAAGGTGCGCAGCTGAAGAGCATCTGGAGTATATTTTCTGTGCGGGATCTCAGTCAACCTCATCCCTACGTGGATGCTGCAGAGATCTGCTACAGAGACCATTGGGGCGATCAGCCAGTGTACGAAACCATCACTGGTCCCACGTGGGCAGACCTCTATGCTGCTGCTGATCGCAGCATACGTAGAAGCGGTGACGATCATCATATCTTCATCGAGAGCTTTCAACCCGTGGCAGAACAGCCACATCAACTTAGACTAACCACAGGGAGCTGATATGCCATATCCAGGACAGGTGTTCGAAGATCCAATGTACGATGACGACGGCAATCTCGTAGACGAGGACTTTGATCCTCAGGAGATCGCCGAAGAGATCGCAGAGTACGATCCTTTCCAAACTGTTAACTCCTAAGGAGTGCCGGCCCTGTTGCATAAAAGCCACAGGGCTTTTTTTTGGTTGACAGTTCTGCAGATTGGCTGCATAATAGAGACACTTAGACAACAAAGGAGAGCGATATGACAATCACAGCAACCCCCGAGCAGATCCCTGCTATCGTCCAAGAAGCACGTGAAGCTGCCTACAATGCTGCAGAGAAGTACTTCCGGGAAATCCTGGGAGGTCAGGACCGTTTCGCCTGTGGCTTTGCCTGGGTGAACATCTACAAGGTCAAAGGCAACACCAAGATTGGCCGCGCACTGAAAGAGTGCAATATCCGTCCTTCCTACAGCGGCGGACTCCAGATGTATAATCCCAGCGGCTTTGGTTGCCAGAACGTGGATACACTTGAGGCCGGTGCTGCTGCGGCTGCTGCGGTGTTCAAGAAGTATGGCTTCGAAGCCTACGCTGGTTCGAGGTTGGACTGATGGGGTTCAAGGTTCTGGGTCAACGAGACCAACGATGGGAACCGAGGAAGGGGCTGGAAGGCCCTTTCCAGTTCCTGAATGGGCAGGTTCTCTACTACGATCCCCGGGAAGGACAGTACTGGGATCCTACCACGGACTTCTACTTGGACAATGCTGAGGTCGCTAGATTGCATCAGAATTTGGTTGACTTTTTGGCTAAAGGTGCTATACTGTAGGTATAGTGAATAACAAGGAGAGCGATATGGGTTACTTTGCAAATCTAGAAGTAGAGATCATGGGAATGGCCCACGATATGGGCGATGACTTCGGCCAAGATGCAGAGACTATCTTGGTCATCAGCCGTGCCCTTGATGTATCCCCAGAGGAAGTTCAGCGAGTCCTAGAAGGTGATCCGGACTACAATCCAGCAGAGGATATGGATGGGGATCACGATTCGGCTATGGCCAGTGCCGGGTTTGGCACAGATGAGGACTACGGCTACTACGGTGAAGAATGAAGGAGTTTCATTTTTGGCGCAACTGCATCGTGTCTGAATCCTACGTGGTGCAGGCCGAGACCGAGGAAGAGGCTCGTCAGATGCTGCATGATGGGGCAGTCGAGGTGTTCTCAGAGGAATGGATCGATTGGATAAGCGACGATTTTGAACTAGAGCACGTTGAAGAGAAAGACCCTTTGTATGTTATGGTTAAAGGCTACAAATTGGTTGACAGTTTGGGTTAGAGGTGCTATACTATAGGTATAGTGAATAGTAAGGAGCGAAGATGTATATTAAACTAGAAACAGAACAAGAGCAAGAGGCTGTTGTTCGCGCACTGCGTGGATGGCAATTCGTCCGTGGCACACACGGTTGCTTATTCGATCGTGGTTCAGCTGATTCCTACTACGGTCGTCCTCGCTCACCGCACTACGGTGGTGTAGGTGGTGATTCAGGTAAGCGTGTTGAGCAACTTACTGCTGAGGAGCGAGCTGAATACTTGGCCGGCTACGACTACAACGAGCGTTGTGGTGATAAGAAGGACTACCGTTAATGGAGGCCGTGCGTGAAGTCACTGTTTGGACGGGGGTTGATTATCGGCAACCCAATCACGACTACCTCCTCGATGGGGATACAGTGGTTGCCTACAGGCCTTGGGGCACAGGAGAGATCCGTGTTCTTAAAGGCAAACTCAAGATCGACCGTAGGGGCCGTAAGTTTGAAAAGCTCGAAACGAATCCTTTCAACGGCATTGGTGAGAAGACCAAGCCAGTGGTTCTAGAAGTCAAAGGATCCAAAGGCAACTCCTACTGGGTGAACCCCGAAGAGAATACATGCACCTGCCCTGGATTCACCTTCAGGGGTGCATGCAAACACATCAAGGAACTGGCATGACCCCACAAGAGTTTGAATACATTCGCCGGGCTGTTGAGGCTCTAGAGAATATGCAGATGACTCCTATGACCGAACGAAAGGTTCTTAGGACCATTGAGCAGATCTGTGGCAAAAACGCCACAGACATCGAGCAGAACCTCATAGGTGCTGTAGATGCTAGGATCACGAGAAACTACCAAGATCTGCGTAATCAGAAATTGGTTGACATTTTGAAACAGTGATTGTATAATATACACATACTAAGAGGAGCGACTTATGCCAAATTGGTGTTCGAATCATATCACTGTGCGTGGCACAGATCAAGCAGAGATCCAGCGACTGGCCAAGGCTTTTGCCGACAGTGAGTTGTGTCACGCTGTTATTCCTACTCCGCGAGAGTTGACCGAAACAGTGTCAGGATGCGTTGCTGAGGATAAGCGTGAAGCACACGAAGCACAGATGAAAAGCAACTTAGAGAAGTATGGCGCCAAGGATTGGTATGACTTCCAGACCAGTCGATGGGGGACCAAATGGGATGTAGGCTGTGACAGTGTAGAGATCGATGAAGACGGTCTGGGATTCAGCGGAACCTTTGAAAGTGCCTGGTCGCCCCCTATGGGCATTGCTGAGGCTCTAGTAGAACAAGGCTACGAAGTCACACTTTATTACTACGAGCCAGGTATGGGCTACTGTGGTAAGTTCGAAGATGGCTACGATGACTGCTACGAATACGGTAGTGAGAACTCTGCTACAGTCCGTGCTGTGATCGGCGATGAGTTAGATGATATGTTTGGTATCTCTGAATCGATGGCTGAATACGAAGCAGAGAACGAGGAAGAAGAGCTCACAGAGTGGCTCAAAGACGGAGTTGAACAAAAGAAAGCGTTGATCGCTCTATGATGAAGGTTGTGCGTCTAACTCGGCAGTATAACGGATTTGGTGTGTTCTCACATCGGGTTGAGTTCATCGGTCGAGGTCCTGAGGGGCACAGGGTCAAACTGCGTCAATGGGTCAGGGCTCGCAACTGGCTTTGGGCTCAGTTTGGTCCTTCATCGGAGCAAGATCTGGCTCGCCCGGAGTACTTCGATGTTGAACAGCCGAAGTGGGCCTGGGACTCAGAGAAATCGGCTATATATTTGAAAGAGGAAGCGTTTACGATGTTTAATCTTCGTAAGGAGTATTGGGAAAATGTCGAGAACCTATAAGTTCCAATTCGTAATAGAATGTGCTGGTGAGGGCGTCGCGGATCTAGTCCGTGTCGAAGAGATGATCGATCTCACCATGCAAGAGCTCGTATTCGATGATGAATTCGTTTCAGCATTGGACGAGAATCAAGCTGTGAGCATCCAGGTAATACCGCAATTTGGTAAAACGGACAGTTGACAGATTGATTTGAATGGTGTTATTATAATGATAATGCCAAAAGGCAGAAGTAAACTAAGGCAAATTTAACAACTTTGAAAGGCAATTTAAAATGGCTACAGATAAACGTTTCGCAGTCGCAGGTGTATCAACCCTTGAAGGTAAGACTAAGATCCGATTCGCAAATGATACAATGCGCATCAAGATCCTGGCCAAGAACGGCCACACTGATGTGGAGCTGGTAGAGCTGCCCACAGAGATGACCAAGGCTGAGGCTGTACAACACCTCAAAGCTGTTGGTTTCGGTTCAGGCAATGCTGCTGTACTGTCAGCGATCGCCTACGCCGAGAAGAAGAATCCTGCACCAGCAGGTAATAAGGCTACTGCCGCGAAGGTAGAAGCTATTGCTGCGTAACACCGATTCGCTCCCGGTTGCAGCACTTATGGCCCTAGCTAGTCTAGGGCCTTTTTTATTGACAACCCTTGACAGAGATCGTACAATATAGTTATGAGGTTGATAAATATCCGATATGAGTAAACTAGAGTATCTAACTAGGCCGTTAGTGGCCTTTGATCCTTACAACAAAGATCATAGACGTTTCTACGCAGAGTTCCTAGAGTACGGTGGTTGGGGTCGCTGTCCTGTGCGGTTTGTCTGTCCTGAGGACACAGGCATGGATCTACCTACTATGATCAAGAACAGCCTTATCCAATACTACATCGAGCGGGAGTTCGGCGGATCAAAGCTCAGTCAGGCCAAATCAGAAGCTATGGCTCGTGCCGCTGATGACCTGTATCGTAGAGCGGGACAACTGCGTAAGGAAGCAGCCGCTCTGCAATCACCCCGTAGGAACTGACATGACTGAAATCTTCTTGGCCCTGGCCGTTGGTATCGCTGTAGGGATCTGGGTCACAGATCGTTTCCATCGTAGGATCATGCGGGACTTCCTCGAAGCCATGCAGTTCAATGATCAAGACCTAGCGCGACTCAAACAGCGGCTGCATCAGAGACTCACAGAAGAACCCCAACTAGACATCGTAGAAGTCAAGCTAGAGCAGCATTCGGGAACCATCCTGGCCTTTCGCAAAGACACTGATCAGTTCCTAGGTCAAGGTCCGGATCGAGAAGCACTGATCGCGAGACTCACAGAGAACCTCACTCCTTGTAGGGTGATTATAGCACAGGAAGACGGTGCTGACCTGTTGCAAGAACGCAACACATAATTTGGTTGACAGATTGGATAGGTTGTGCTATTATATGCACACTTAGACAACAGGGAGTGACGATGCCTACATACCACTACACGCAGACTGTAACATATACCTTACAGATCACAGCAGACACAGCAGAGGCCGCAGACGCTATCGCAGCGACCACTGAAGTTGATGATGTGGGAGTTATAGCAACACAGACCGGCTGGGAAGAAGACGGCTACGACGAATAACCCTAGAGCCCGTAAGGGCTTTTAATTTGGTTGACAGTTTGGGCTAATTGCGCTACAATAAGTTTTTAAAGAAAGTAAAGTATGTCAGAAGCAAAACAAGCTCTATATAAAGCATTAGCACAACTGCAACAGTTAACCGACTTAGATGACGACCTTATGCAAACTGCAATAGCAGACCTTGCACAAGTAATAGAAGATGTTGTAAATTAACAACACAGCCAATAACCCGAGATTTGACAGGGTTATTTTTTGGTGATATAATACACACACAGCAACACAAAAGGAGCGAAAAATGGCTAAAGTAAATTATGACAACTTCCACAGGTTTGACCTCAACGAAGCCTGTGATCACTTTGACTGTGAGGATCA